CTACGTTAGCCAAACCTTTTATTGCTTTTACTGAATCTTCCATACCAACACCAGCAGCTGTGAATTTACCAATGTTATCAGTCATTTGTGCAAAGTTGTAGATGGTCTTATCCGAGTATTCGTTAAGTTCACCTAATGATTTATTTACATCTTCTAACGTAGTACCTTTACTTTTAGTATTTGTCAATATTGTTTGTATAGCATCCATCTTTAATTCATATTCTTTGAAACCTTCCATTATAGGTTCTATAGTTAATGACTTAGTAAAATTAACACCCATATCTATTACTGCTGATGATATTTTAGTAAGAGCTGTTACTCCTGCAATTTGCATTGCTGAGAATTGTGCTGTTACTTTACTTATACCAGTGGATATTGGAGTCGTTGTTGTTTCGTTTATAGTCGATTTTAAACTTTTCAATGAACCGATACTCTGTTTAACATTACGTTCGAACTTTTTATTATCAAATTCCATCTCAACAATACGACGATCTACATTTTGTGGCATTATTTATTCACCTCCGAATCAATAGCTATTTTTATATCCTCTATTACTTTTTTAATTGCTGGTGTTACGAAATCGTTAGCTTGTATATAACCGCCGTTACCAGTAGCATGACCATATCTCAATAATATAACTACTGGTATATCTCCACCAAAAACACTATTGTTCCAACTTATGGAGACTCCTTTTTTAGTCTTGAATATTTCATAACTCCAAGAGTAAGATACTTCTCCAGTATCAATCGGTGTGTTTTCTGATAATTTTCTAACGCCTAATTCTCCGTATTTTTTGAATATGTTGATATACCTTACATTTAAAGAACGTTCGAAGAATTTATCTGTTTTTTCAAAATTACCTTTATGTCTAAATTTAATCAAGTAAATCACCCCTTTGTACCCATCGATTTTCTACGAGCATCATTTATAGATTTATTTCTACTTGCTAAATCTTGTTTTCCAGTTTTCTTAGGAGGTGAATTCTTTATACTTGCTACATTTATCAACTTTAATAATCTATTTAAATGCCAGTTCTGACACTCAAAAGGTATGGATAACGCAACCATCCAATAATATATTAATTCTGACGTTATTATTTCTTTGACACCTTTCTTTTTTTCTACCTGTTGGTTTATGACTGTTGCTGACATAGGATTATCTATGTAATCTTTTATTTGTTTAAAATGCGTATCTTGTAATTCTTTTATACAATCCTCGTTCCCAGAAACAATCATAAAACGTACATAATCTATCGTTTCCTCTGTTGATAGATCTTTATTATCTAAGAATGGTTTATGATGTTTTGACTCCCATTTTGATATTGAGATTAACGAATGCTCCAATAGAAGTGTTTGTTCTTTCTTCGAAGTAAATTCCTGAGTTACTTGATTAAATATCTCGATCGTTGGTATCGTTAAAGTAAGCATTCGTCATCCTCCTCTATATGTTTGTATTATTACTTTCTATATTACGTGGTATAATTCCATTGATTAGTTCTGAAGCTTTATCTGGGTCTAACATCATCATGAATATTTCTGAATACGCCTCTGATGACACGAAAGACTCCATTACTTCTTTTGATTTTATAAACTTTTTACCATCTTGCGATTTTACGCCATATGCTTTTAAAAGAACTGTTTTTATCATCTCTACTATTTTTGCTGGGTCATTTTTATACTTCCCTAAATGAGCAGATAAACCACCTTCAAAACTAACTTCTAACTCAATAGCTTCTGCTTTTGTAAGATTGAAATATAAATCCTCAGTTTGTTTTTCTCCATTAAAATCCTCGTACGTAATTGTTTTTTTTATCATAGTGATTACCCCTTTTCAAGTTTTATTAATAAGACCTCTACAATTCATAAGAACGATAGAGGTCTTTTATTTAGTTTATTATACAGTTGTGAAGTTCTTAACAACGGCAGCAAGAGTTTGTGAATATTTATCTACTACTCCACCGATAGTTACAAGATATACTGTAGAACCTGATAGATTACTTGTTGGATTAAATGTTAACACTTTCTTAGCAGCATCCCAAGTCTTAGTACCAGCTACAATAACTCCAACGTTTGAAGTAACTACAACAGCTTCTTTACTGATTTCGTTATTGAATGTTAATACGATATTTGCATCAACCGCAACACCAGTAGCATCATCAGCAGGAACTATTGAAGATAAAGATACAGCTGAAGGAGCCGCTTCTCCAAATAGAGTGTTAATTTCGTCTGGTAAAGGTAATCTTGGATCTACGCCAGGTGCACCAAATAATATAACTTCTAAAGCAGCTAATTTCTCAGCGTTTGCTTTAGTGCTATCGATTATAACAGATGCAGTTGGTTTCTTTCCATTTACGTTTACAGGAGTTGTAGTTATATCCCAGCTAAATGTAATAGCCTCTGGTGAATCATTGATAGAGCTATACGCTTTCTCTGAAGGTGCAGCTAATGCATTATAAATCAAATGTAATTTATAACCATATTCAACATCAAGAATATCATTTCCTAAAGTTGTTTTGTAAGCTAAACCGAATGCAGTTCTTGTTTGTTGTCCTACTTTTACTCCAGCTGCAAGATTAGCAGAACCATCGCATAATTCGAATTCTTCAGGATATGTATATGCTTCTATACTAGCTTCGAACTCTTCTACAGATGTCATATTTAGATATTTAATATCATCTGCATATAACGGATTTGCTTCTGCTCCTGTTGGGGATTCTGAAATACTAACTAAACCATTCCAAGCAACACCTAAAGGATATGCTCCATTGTTATCTCTAGGGTATAACACACCATTCTTTACACCCGTTTCAAATACTTTTTCACCAATTTGGTCCCATACTATTTTAGACATTTGCGATTCCTCCTAATAATATAATGTAAATACGTCGTGATTCAAATTCTGTACCACATAAGCTTGTGATAGTGAGCATAATGGTAAATTAGAAACCTTTTTAGGTATTAAACTATCTGGATTTTTATCCACCACTGTCACTTGATACTGTGTTTTGTTTGTGTACTTACAATCGTCCGCAAAAGTTGTCGATTCTGACGAACGTTTATATATAATCGCTGGGAAAGATATTTCAACCGATTCTGGAGGTTGAAAATATACATTTCTACTTCCAAGAACATTTTCTAGTATTTGTTGTAGTTCTAATCGTCTAGACATTAAATATCCCTCCCAACGTTAATGTAAGTCTCGGACGGATGATTGATATATTAATAACTTTCCATTTAACACCCATCCATTCAACAGCTTTTATATTGTGAAAATTGTCATAGGCAAATGGGTCAGCAACTATGCTTATTTCGTTATTAACCGATAAGTCATCATTAACTTTATCCCCACTAACCCATCGTTTAGTATTTTTGATAACTTCACCAGTGTACGTACGTTCGGTCAAATCGTCGGTCCAAACACCTGGAGCAGTTTCAACACTAGTAGCATATATTACTTTCCCATAAAATCGTGCCATTTTGACCTATCCTTTCTTAAACAGCAGCTTTCTCAAATACAATAGCTGATTTAGGTTTAGTTAAGCAACCAGACATTCTTCCTTCGATTAGGTATTTGTATTGGTTGTAATCGATATCGAAATCATCAAACATACTAACTTCGCCACCTTTATCTGCACCCATTGTGTAGTCTTTCATGTTTACCATGATTGCTTTTAGATTATAAACTGCATTACCAGCACCTTCTCTACTAACACCAGTCATTACAGCAACTGGTACGATGTTTGATACCATTAGTTCGTTAGCTAATTCGGTTTTGTTAGAGTATAATTTTCTTCCAGTAGTATCTTTAAGAAGTAACATGTCCGTAAGGACTGACTTCTCTATGAATAAATCAGGAGAACCAGAACCTTCGTATGTATCGTGACTTCTTATGATAGCTTCAATAAGAGCCACAGTATCTGTGTTAGAAGCTAATTGTACTTTGTGAGAATACATAACGTCATCTTTGTAGATTGGTCTGATATTCTCCTCGTTTATTTTGTCTTCATGGTCAACAGCTCTTCCATCTCCTAATAAAGCAGCTCTAGCTATTTCTTCGTCTAGTTTACCTCTCATTTCAGTCTTCAGCCATGCCACTACGTCTAAATCTGTGATATCTATTATATCATCTCTATCCAACTTTTGTTTCTTATAGATAGTTGTAGGTGTTGTTACTCTCTTAAGAAGTTTAACTACCTCTTCTTTTTTAAGGTTTCCTTTGACATAACCCTTTGCACGTGCTTCTTCAGCAGTTATATCCGCAGCAATAGACTTGATTCTTGAGAACGGTGATTTTTTAGCTCCATCTTTAACGACAGGTACCCAATCTTGTCTTCTGTCTATCATATCTGGACTATTTCTTAAAGTTTTAGCATCTGGAAATAAGAAGTCTATATTCTCGATACCATAAGTTTGTGTATGTTGTAGGAATGCGTCTTTGAAAGACCCACATTTTTGTGCAGTTTCTACAATTGTTTTTAAATCACCATGTGTTAAAGTTAATTCTTTCTTAGCTGGTTTTCCATTTTCAAATACATTCGTTTTCATGTCTGATCCTCCCTCAGATTGACTCATGCTATCGTCTTCTATTACAGAAGCTAACATGGCATATACTACATTTTTTTGTTCCTCGTTTAAAGTGTTAAAAACATCTTCTACTGTTTTTCCTGAATCTGAATGTGTCATTTTTTCATCCCCTTCGTCATCATTTTCATCGTCATCATTTTCATCTTCATCATTTTCATCATCTTCATGTATATCTAAAGATCCATCGTCATGGAATATAAGAGCTTCTTCTTCGTCATACTCTATATATCCATCAGCATGAGAAAATGATACATTATCAATTCTTGCTCCTGGATTAGCTCCAGATAATACTAAACTTAGTTCTCTTATCATACCATGTAATACAGCGTCACCCTTTTGTTTTAGTTGATTGGCATGTATCGATAACGCTTCTATATCTCCATGTTGTACTAGAACTTTTGCATTTTTTCCACTAGGAGTTTCATTAAAACTACAATACGCATATACCCCATCGTCTCTAGTTTCTAAAAGAGCATGTCCTAGAACATTTGTTGGATCATTATGCATATGTTGCCACACTAATGGTAATATGGCTCCGTCTTGATGTTCGAATGCGGATGGTAATATAGTTCTTCCATCGCTACATTTTATATTGAATTTTGTAGCGTATCCGCTAAAATCAATTTTCTTACTCATTTCTTTTCCTCCTTTTTTATTTGGGACTCTTGTGGATCTGGTTTGTTAAGATTTTTATTTCTCAATTCATCAGCCACTGGTTGTTTCGATGGTCTCCATCCAACAATACTTCTAACATCATTACTTGTAAATATTTCATTTCTAGTGAATTTATCAGCTATATCAGCAAGTTCGCTAATTGGAACTAGGTCGAATGGATTCTTGAACGCTCTTATAATTTGCCCTTGTGTTCTTGCGGTTTTCGTTAGAAACTTACGATTCATTTCGTCTACTACAGCTTTAATTATTGGTATTATTGTTCTATTGTAGTAGTTTAACATAGTCTTTTCATCCGCAGTACCATTAAATACAGCCTCGGTAAGACCTAATTGGTCGTGTAACATATTTGTTAAATACTCAATTTGAGTCATTAAGTTATTTTCTGCTGGTCTATTCAACTGAGTAACTTTCTCAGTACCATCAATGTAAGCTATTCCATATTTCGAACCTTCTAATTGAGTTTCTATTTCTTGACGTCTAATATCGGCTGCTTCTTTCCTTGCTGCGGTTTTAAGAACGTATGGTAATTGTATTAGAAGATCTAATTTACCAGAACTACTTTGTTTATCTATTGCATCTAGTAGATTTAACTTTTCAACTAAGCGTTTTAATGTTCCATTTGGCTCATTCATAATTATATATAACGGATTTTCTATTATACATACATCTTTCTTTAACATAAAAATGTCTTCTTTTTGACCTGTTGATTCGTTATAGACTCTTAATCTAACCTGACTAGGATACCATTCCAATATTTGCCCTACCCGTAAAGAAAGTATATTGTACGAATCTGATATCTTTGGATCTAGACTAGTTTCAGTTGGTACAATAGCTATACATCCCTCATCAAACAAAGACAGTACCGCATCTTGTATTAGTGCAGAACCCGTTTGGTCTATATTTGATTCTATTGATAGACAATTATTCAAAGATGTGTTTAAAGTTTCCATATAAATTTCATCTTCATTCTGTTTTATATGTCTTAGTTTTAAAGATGCAACATCTATAGCTAAACGATTATATATTGGTCCCACTATCGAACGAGCGTTTCCACCAGTTAAATAAACCCTATCAGGACGATGTGCATATCCAGTCCCTCTTGACTCATATGTATATTTACTATTATTTTCTTTAAAAGCATTCCAAGCGTGTTGAAGTTTATCTAGAAACTTCATATTTTCACCTCCTTTGTTACGAGTTTGGATCTAAAAGTCGTAAGATTCTATCTCGCATTAAAGATCTATCACGAGCTTTTGTTATAGAGAGATATGGTTTTTTACCTATTCTTTCTAAAACATCTCTTGCAACACCAGCACCATCGTTCACAACGACTTTATTTAATTCTAAACCAGCACGTACTCCTCTTTTTTTAATTGTTCGAAAACCTTTTTTTTGATACTCTTCGGTAGTGTATTTATGCTTACTTTTTTTTCTTTTCCACTTCATTCCGAGAATACCAAAATGAGATAATGCTTTTTCTCTACCATCCATTTATAATCACCTCGCTTGTTACTGAAATATTACTTTGTATTAATTTCTGATGAAACTAAAACTTTACCGATATCGATATCATTCTTAGATAGGTCTTTTATTTTAGTATTCATTTTTTTAATAAACATTTTTGTTTTCTTTATCTTATGTTCGTATCCACCAGCTTTGTTTTTTATTTTATCATATTTCTTATGAATACTTCCAAATTTCTTCGCTGCTTTTTTTAGTTTCTGAGCAGATATATCACTCATATTATTTGCAAAGAAATCGATTTGTGCATATTTCATTTTAGCTTTGCGCTCGTCAAATTTAGGTTGTACCTTTGCTAATTTAACATTTGTTTTCTCTAATTTCTTACCATATTTTTCTATCTTAGCACTAGCTTTGTTCTTTTTATTAACATATCCTTGTAGTTTTTCTTTCGAACTTTTCTTTCCCCACTTCATTCCTAGAATTCCGAAATGTGATAATGCTTTTTCTCGATTATCCATTATAACTCCTCCTAAAACATGTCTTTGTGTAATTTGAATGCTACAAATGCATCCATTAAAGCTGATACAGCATCAATCTTTTCATCATACCTTTTCTTATATAATTTCCTATTACCATTTGTATCCTCTAATATTACACAATTACCCATAGCATACATCATAAGGTCTTGGTCAAATATAAGTGCTCTTTCTCCTGCCAAATCCTTTAATTCGCCTAATGGAACCGACTCAGTACGAACACCCTGTATTACTTTTTCTAAGCCATAAGGTCCATTTTCTTGTTCCCATCGTTTGACAAACTCTTCAGAGTTATATGGGTCGAAACCGAAACAACGAATATCGTATCCATTTTGTTCTATGTGTTTTTCTAGGTCTTCATATACTTCCATCATGTCTAATATCTTACCTTCAAGAACTATTAGACTACCTTCGTTCATAAAAGACTCGTATTTCATCCTAGCTACTTGTGGTAATTTGGCAAACGTTAAAGAAGTAATATAACAAATAGTTTTTACTCCAAATGTTTGATTGGTTAGGGGAAATAAGAATGTAAAGGCACAGAAATCGTCTCCTTGTGAAAGGTCGGCACCGAGAGCACAAGGCATGGACCAGAAACTTCTACGTCTGTGTGGTAATGTTTCCTCATAAGTGAAGAAATATGTTAAACCTTCCATCGGAATACCAAAACGTTTTGCTAAGATATCGTTTCTAGTAGCTGGAGCTTTCTCTGCCCTTTCAACATCTAGTTCGTATGTCTCGTAACTAACAGTCTTACCTATATTTGGATTTGCTTTTACCCACATACGTTTATCGGCTACTTCTTTAATGTGGTCTAACCGATAATAGAATATGGATACGTGAGGATTGTTATAATCACCTCTAAGAATATCTATAAGCTCCATTTTAATAGTATCTCCTGCTGAGTTTCTAACAGTTCCTTCAGAACTAACGGCTATTATTATATAATCGTCTAGTTTAGAAGCTCCTTGTTCGATTGCCCCGATAACATCCTCACGAATGTCGCCACTTAACCACTCGTCTATTGTACTGATTTTATTACGCAAACCTTGTAGTTTGTCAATCGTCATCGGTAGAACTTTGATTGTTGATTCTGTTAGGAACATTTCGATTCCTTTTTTCGTAGAGGCGAGTTTCACTTTTGTTGCTTTGCTACCAGTCGTATTTTGTTTAGAACCTTCTGTTAAGAACTTGAACAATGGACCTCTCGCACGAGTGATAGCGGTCTTGATTGGTGATATAACTTCATCACCTTGACGCATTGTTGGAGCGGTAGTTATCTGATGAGTAGTCGTTGGGTCTACTATGTTGAAATATGCTTGTAGACATGAAAGATATAACGATTTAGCAGCACCTCTACCAACTATCAAATACTGTTTATGGATGAGTCTCTTCTTAACACGCTTCTTAACATATCTTCCTCCGCGTTCACCTGGAACATATACGGACTTCTCCATAAAATACCACCAACTGAATATTTGCTCTGCCCATAACTTAAAACTATCTAACAATATTAAGTCAGAACCATCAGTTAGAGTTAGTTCTGTTTCGCAGAAAGCTATAAAACCATCTATAGCTTTATCATCATAATATATATTAGGATTTGTTATGAGGGCATCTATCCTATTCATTTCTAAAGATATCATCTCATTTACAATTATATCTCCATTTAATACAGACTGTCTAAACTCACCATAATATTTCGGGATTGCCGTATTCGACAGTGCCATATCATCTTCCTCCAACTCCAGGAACTCTAGTTCTTGATGCTATAAACGCTTCTAGTTTAGCTCTAACAAATTTTTCAGCTTGTTCCTTTGCTATTCTTTGTAACATATCTACAGCAAATTTCTTACCAGCACTCATTTCTTTCTTAGTTAACTGAGCGTACTGTTTCTCTAAATTGATTCTATTTGTTATTTTTGTTATTTGTTCATTAGATAATTCAGACACTTTTTTATCCTTATGACTATCTAAAAACTCTCTATCTGCAGATCTCGATACCGTTCTTACAGTTTGAGTTGATCCTTTCCGACCTTTCTTCTTACCCCACTTCATTCCTAGAATACCGAAATGAGATAATACATCGTCAACTGTCTTCATCATTTACCACCACCTTTGGGACATATTTCTCTACTTGAGTATTAAGACGCCATTCGATTTGGGTTGTTTGTTTATCGATAGAATCCATAACTATAGATGAGGAGGGTGGATCAAATATTATCTTTGTCTTAAGATACAGATACGTTTTAACAGCATCAATATCTTTTCTGTATCCAATTAAATCTACCCATGTCTCGGTGTATCCAGTTATAGAGAATCCTTCAGATGGACCTATTCCAATTTGTGCAAGATTCATTATTGCTGAGTTTATATGTATCTTTATTTCATTGTCGAAATGTGTTTCTTCGCCTATTCCTAGTAACGATTTAATATCGGTTAGTATACTAGACATTTTTAACACCTCCTACCATAATTTAGTATCACCGACTACTCTTTCTACTATTTCTTTTTTCAACTGACTATCATCCCCAAAATGTATAGCGTTATGTGTTGTGTGTGATACGCATATTAGATTGTTAGGGTCAAAAACACAAGGACGATTTTCTCTTATATCTGCTAAACTAATAGGTTCTATGTGATGTACTAATATTTTATCTCTTATTGGTCTTGAATCTATTGATAAATCGCAACCATTATCTCGAATTATAACTATTCGTCTAGCATCATACCATTGTGGAGATTTGTATAGTAATTGATTGACTCTTCTTTCATATCCGAATGTTTCTCTGCAAACAATACCTTCTAGTTTTAGATATTTGTATCTTTCGCTGAAGGTTTTTAACTTGATCAATTCCGTATAAGATTTATTCGTCTTCATCATTTGATCCTCGATATATAGACATAGACTCTAATGCTTTTTCGTAGAGTCTTTCTATATTCTTTCCTGATTTGATAGCTTCGGTCTTAGCTTTCATCAATTGGTTTTGTGATTCTAGTATCTCTTTCTCAAGTTTCTCCTTTGTACTTCCTAGTTTGAGAAAGTGACTAATTACCTGTGAGGAGGCTGTTCCTTTTAAAAGTTGAGTCTCCGCTAAATCAACAGCCAATGCTATAAGTTGTTGTTCGCGTGCCTCAACAGTCTTCGCGGGTGGCTTTCTTTTAGTGGTAGATTCTTCTTTCATATAGTTCCTCCATTCTGGTAGTATTGTTTTCTTTTAATTACATTCTTAGCATACTTCGAAATTATTCCTCGCTTATAAAGACGTCGTGCTGTTGCATTATTCATATTGTATAACATTAATACAAGGCGTTCGTCCTTATATTGTTTCTGTAGTTCTGCTATATAGTCAACGCCCATTCTAATATTACTTTCTGGGTCGTAAAGATTTGTAATGTGTAACCGTTTCATTCTATCCTTATGATAACGTTTGTATATTTGCATAAGTCCTATACAGATTCCATTATAAGCTCTTGGATTGAATTCGGACTCGTGATAGATTATCGATAGTATAAGATTTGGATCAACATCGTATTCTTTACTGATTCTATAGACTTTATCTTTTATAGTTTCTTCTTTTTTAACTTGAATTACTGGTTGTGTTATCTTTTGTTCTTCTTTAACAGCTAATACTTCGTGATTAATCGGAAGTATGGTTAGAGCGATTCCAATTAATAATTGTATTATCATAGTTTTCATCCTTTCAAGATGGTTTCCAGACTCTTTTAAGAAGAACCCCACTACTTTCTAACACTTTTGAAGTGCCTCTTGAAAGGAGATAGGCTCACCAGACCTATTCGGGGGAAGAGT